GAAGTCACCGAGTTCCACAAGTTCCTGCACCTTGCGCGAGAAATCAGCGCGGCGTGGAACATGGACATCGTCGAGACCGAGGCGAACCACAGCGGGAACGGCACGGCCAGCCGCTGGCACCGCTACCTGTCAGACCGCGTCCCCGTCCTGTACGGGCACCCAAAGGCCGAGGCCCTGCTTCGGTACGAGACGTGGTTCTACCCCGAGTGGTGCCCGATCCGCCTCCAAGACCACGTCCTCATCGCGGACGAGCTACTGGTGATCCACGGCGACATGGTGCGGAAACACGCCGCCTACTCCGCCCGGGGGCATGCCGAGAAGTGGCATAGCAGCGTGATGCATAGCCATACCCACCGCATGGGCAGTAGTTTAGAGCGTATCCCGGCGGTCGGGCCACGGCCTGAGCAGGTGCGTCGGGCCTACGAAATCGGCTGTATGTGCGACCTCAACCCGAGTTATGTCTCCGCCCCGAACTGGACGAACGGCTTTGCGATTGTCAGCCACGGGGAGGAGGCCGGACTCTATGGCGTCGAACTGGTAAACGTCGTTCGTGGCCAAGCGTCTATCGCGGCGCTGGGCAAAACCGTCAAAGCGCAGCCCCTCTAATGCCCTCGCCTAAACGCTCCGTCAGATTCCCGGCGCTGCCCAAGACCCTCATGGCCCCTGCCGGAGAGGTCACGGTTGTCCTGTCGCCCAAGATCAAGCACCCCGATGGGGATGAGTGCTGGGGCATCTGGGACGAGGCAACGCGCACCATCACGCTCGACAAGACCGCGACCAAGCGGCACCAGTGGCGCGTCTTGTTTCACGAACTGTGCCACGTCGCGCTGGATGACGCCGGACTCTCGAACGGGATGAACTACGAGCTAGTCGAAGCGGTCTGCGATGCCATCGCCAGCGCCCGGGTACGGGAGCGATTCGGCTGATGGCCGTGAAAGCAAAGCCAAAGGGCGGGACGACCGAGGCGGTCGTGCGCCTCCAGCGCCAACACCCGGGGCAGGTTGAGATCGTTAACCACTCCGCACGGTTCAAGGTCGTGATGTGTGGGCGCCGGTTTGGGAAAACGCAGCTTGGGGTCCGGAAAGCCTGCGATGTGGCGCTGGCGGGGCATCCGGTGGGCTGGTTTGCGCCGACGTACAAGTATGTGCTGGAGGTGTGGCGCGAGTTGCTTCAGCGGTTGCAGCCAGTGATTAGCCGATCCAACGACCAAGAGCGCCGCATCGAACTCGTTACGGGCGGCGTGATCGAAATGTGGACGATGGACACGCCGGACCCGGGCCTTGGCCGGAAGTACAAGCTCGCGGTGATCGACGAGGCGGGGATCGTGCCGGAGCTATTGGACCTCTGGCAGCGAGCCATCCGCCCGACACTGGTAGACTTGTCGGGGCACGGGCTGTTTTTGGGGACGCCACGAGGGCGGCGCCACGGGTTTGTCGTGCTGTTCAACCGGGGGAACGATCCGAATGAGCCGGACTGGGCGAGCTTTCGCGCTAAAACGATGGACAACCCGTACATCCCGGTGGAAGAAGTCGAAGCGGCTCGCCGTGAACTGCCACCGGAGGTGTTCGCGCAGGAGTTTGAGGGGGTCCCGACCGACGACGGCGCCAATCCCTTCGGGCTGGACGCAATCCGTCAGTCGGTGGCGCCCCTCAGCACCAATCCCGTCGTCGTCTACGGCGTGGACTTGGCACGTTCGCTGGACTTTACCGTCGTCGTTGGCCTAGACGCCTACCGAAAAGTGGCCTTTCTCGACCGCTGGCAGGCGCCGTGGGCCGCGACGAAGGCCAAGGTGCGAGACATTGTCGGCCAAACGCCTATCGTGGCGGACGCGACCGGCGTAGGCGACGCGATTGTGGCCGACTTGCAGGTCATGGGGGTCGATGTAACCCCACATGTGTTCACCCAACCCAGCAAGTTGCGCCTCATGCAGCGGCTCGTTGCCGCGTTTCAGGGCAACGAACTCCGCATCCCGGACGGATGGCTGACGTCTGAGTTGGAATCGTTCGAGTTCATGTACACCGCGACCGGCGTCCGCTACGAAGCGCCCACCGGATTCCACGATGACGGGGTCATGGCGCTCGCGTTGGCGCTCTACGGCTGGGATCGGGTGCAAGGCGTGGTCCCCGATGCACCTCCGGGCTTGCGCCTTGTGACGGATGACCCTAATCTGAGTGTGGATAACTCCGGTGGATATGTGGATAACACGCGGAGAGCGGTCTCTGGTGACTTTGTATCGCAACTGCCGGGAGGATGGTGATGAAGAAGGCCGAACGTGGGATGGATGCCGTCATCGCCAAGAGCGAGCGCGGTCCAAAGCGCCGGATGGCGACGAAGCGCAAGGGCGAGATGGGCAAAGGCCCGGGCATGTCCATTATGATCGCCATTGGCAAGCCGAAGATGGGCGACAAGAAGATGCCGCCGTCGAGTGGGCCGTCGCTGGGCGAAGAACTGGACGCCTCGAAGGGCGCAGGCATGCCGAAGGCGAAGAAGATCGCCGCGCTCGAAGAAAAGATCGGCTATCTCAAGGCCGAACTCGCGCTGCTCAAGGGCGAAAGCGACGAGTCGGAGGAGATGGACGACGAGGAAGAATACGAGGACGACTGATGGCCAAGTCCCCAGCATGGCAGCGAGCCGAAGGGAAGAATCCCGAGGGTGGGCTGAACGAAAAAGGCCGCGCTTCGCTTCGCGCTGCGGGGAAAGACATCAAGCCGCCGGTGAAGAAGGCCGAAGCGGCGCAGTCTGAGACGAGTGCCAAGCGCCGCGTTGCGTTTTGCAAGCGGATGAAGGGGATGAAGCAGAAACTAACCAGCGCCAAGACGGCCAACGACCCGGATTCGCGCATTAACAAGAGCCTTAGGGCGTGGGAGTGTGACTGATGCCGGGAGGAACGCTGAAATCCGCCGCCGTAACCGTGGCGGCGCAGAACGATGCAGCGACCGTGCTGGGATTGCCGTCAAGTGGCAACGTCGCGGTGCAGATTGTGGGGGCATTGTCCGCCACCATCACGTTTGAGGTGACGGTAGACGGCACCAACTGGGTGGCCTTCAACATGACCCCCTCGAACAGCGGAACGGCAGCGTCAACGGCGACTGCCGCAGGGGCGTGGAGCGCCTCGACGGGTGGATACGCAGGAATCCGGGCGCGATGCAGCGCCTACACCAGCGGATCGCCGGTCGTCACGGTTCGCTACGCCGCACTGTGACCGACGCCCCGCTGGTTGCGCTAATCGTGAGTGGATCGCTGCTGTTTGCGGTCCACCGATTGGCGTCGTCATGGGAAGAAGTGACCCGCATGCGGAAAGAAGTACCCCTTCTGCGACAGGACACGCCGGTCGTCCCGTCTGCCGCAGAAATACCGGACGATCTGGTGGCGGTGGCGATGCAGGAGAACGAAGCGTGGGCACAGGAAGAACTGATCCGCGTGATCCGCGAAAAACACGAGCAATACAAGGACTGGAACAAGGTCAGAGCCGCGATGGGCTTGGGACGGAGAGACTAAGTCATGACAATGCCACCGCTGGAAAACGATGCGTTCACGGGCGCCGTCCTCGAAGATGAGTTCGCCCGGGCATTGGAAGGACTGTCCAACAACCCGCTTTCGCCAAACGAACAAGTCGCTCCCAATCCTCCGGAAGATACGGGCGAACCACTGTCGGAGCGCGAAGCGGCGTTGGTCCGGGCACTGTACGGCTACGACATCCCGCTTGCTGATCCGTCGCTGCGAGATGACATGCCTGCGTGGGCATCGTGGTGCCGGAGCCTGTGGGATTCCCGGCGCGAAGCCGTGCAGATGCACTTGCACCTCGTTGAGCGCAACCGGCTGTTCCGTGCGGGGCAGCAGTGGATTTCGGCGCAGGGCCTTGGACCGTGGCGCGAACCGTCGCGCCCCCGTGACGCCGCTCGTGTCGTCTACAACATGATGGACAAGGCGCTCGACCAGCGCCTCCAGATCATGATGGACCAGCGCCCGGGATTTAGCGTCACCCCAACGACGCAGGACCCCGAAGATCGCCGCAAGGCGCAGGCGCAGCAGTTGGCGCTAGAGTACCAGCACGAACAACAGAACATGATGCGCGTGGCGCGAGAGGCGTGTTTCTGGGCGCAGACTGATGGCCTCTCGTTCTGGCATCTCCACTGGGGACCGGATCGCGGCCCGTGGGATGAGCGCCTCGGAGAACGTCCCGGCCAGCGCAAGCCGCTCGGGGACATCGGCTGTCAGACGCTGCGCGTGGAACAGGTGCGCGTCTCCCCCAATGCGACGGCAACACAGCCGCCCCATTGGGTCGTCATTCGTGAAGTCATTGCGAAGCAGGAGGCCGCGTTCCGCTATGGCCTCACGGGGCTGGACGCGAGCGCGTCAAGCCTGAACACCGGCAATACGCCGACCTACAGTGGGTCGGAAGGCATTGGCGCGTGGGTGCTGACGCAGACAACGATTGGCGAGGGGCAGCGACTCCGAGACGAGGAAGTGACCGAACGCTTCACCGTCTATCTGGCGCCCCACCCGGATGTCCTTCCCGAAGGACTCCAGATGGTGGTGGTCGGAGACGAAGTCGTGTTTGGCCCAGCCCCATTGCTCTGGGGTGTGATCCCGGTGGTGCCGGTACGCGATGGGTCCAGTGACCCGTCGTACTACCCCCGCCCGATCATGGAGCAGTGGATCGACCACCAGATGCGCGTCAATGCGCTGCTGTCCAAGTGGGTCGAGAACATTCGCGTGAACGCGGGTGGGCGGTTCCTGACGCGCCCGAACGCGATTGCCACCGAGACGTTCATGGGTGGCGTGACTTCCATGATCGAAGTCCGTGGCGCTGGCAGCATGGGCGACTCCATCCAGCCGGTCAACGGGTTCTCCGTGGGCAACGACGTGAAGGAAGCGTTGGCGCTAGAGCGCACCGCGTTTGAGAACGCCAGCGGCTGGAACCAAGTCAGCCGAGGGCAGACGACCGGCGAATCGGGCCGTGCGATTATTGCGACCCGCGAACAGTTGGAGCGCGTGTTCTCGCCGGTGGTAGCAGCCGTGGCGATGGCGTTTACCGACTGGGCCAAGGTCACGCTGGCTGGAATGGCGTGGGGATACGACGTACCCCGGGCGCTGGGTGCGGTCGGCAATGGACGCCCTGATCTCGCCCGAGCGGTTAGCTCGTCAGACTTTGATGGCCAGTCGGATGTGCGCGTGGAGCAGGCGTCCATGATGCCGATGCCGATGGC